TACTATAGAAGTTAGAGTTCAAAATGGAGCTATAGTTGGAGCTAGAGTTACCGATCAAGGTTTACAATATTATAATAGACCATCACTAGCAGTAGCATCAGGCACAGCTATTTTAGATGCTATACTTGCCGAAAACACAACACATTATTATAGTGGATTAAGTAACTCGATTATTGAATTTGGTAACTTGTTTGGTACAAGTGCAGATACTTTAAGAAATAGATTAGAGAATATTAGTTTCCAACCTATTATTAAAGCTGGTGGATTTATAAACAGAAACAATGAGTTTATATTAGAAAGTAGTCAAGACAAAGGTAGAGTTTTTGTTCCTGAAGAAAATTTTAATACATTACTGTATACAGGAAAACCTGATGCTGAATATTTCTTTGGTGGCATTAAAATTGATAAAGTTGCTAATGGTTATAAAATAAATGGATATGACAATAGTTTAGCTTACTTTAATTACTATCTTCCTAATAAAAATACTCCACCGATTACAGTAAGTGTTGATACTGAAACTGTTTTTAGATATCAAGAATATCAGACAGTGATAAGCACATTAGATTACAATTCAGAAATTAAGTCTATTCAAGCTGTATATGACTTTATTATGGGATATGGATATTACTTAGAAAGTTTAGGATTTACACAAAGCTGGAGAGGCGTAGCAAGTGACTTTGTAACTTGGGCCACTGGGTCTAGCACAGTTACTCTTAATCTAGTTCCGGATAATAGCAAAGTCACAGTTAATGATAATAAAAATGGATATTTTGACAACCTCAATAAAAAATACGATGGTGTGTATAATATTGTTAATAGTGCAGGTAATCAGATTCAGAGTAGTAATTTAATTATTGATAGAAAGTCTATGGACCCTGACGCAGAAACAGCATTTCAAGCAAAAGATACAACAACACAGATATACGGTATACGTTTATACAAAGTACAACTAGAACACATTATAGTATTTGATAACGTAACAAATTTTGATGATACACTATACGATCCTAGTATTGGGCTAGCACATAAAAGGATTATCTGGAGAGGAAGTAGAACTAAAAATTGGAATGGTAAGTTATACTCGCCAGGTTATATTGTAACAGATAATACAGTAATACCAAACTATGATACAGTAGCAAGAGAAGTTGATCAATATTATGGTAGAACAAATACACTAGCTAACAGTCAACTTTCAGATATTGCAAGATTTAATGCAGGATATAATAAGCCTAAGTGGGCTGTTAATTTAGATATGGATGATGATTCAGTCTATGAATTTACAAAAGGATCCTACAAATATAGAGGAACTAATCATGCATTAAAAGCATTTATGAGAAACCAAGGATTGTTTGATGGCGAAGCAACTGCTGAACTGTTAGAGAATTGGGCTATTAGAATTGCTGACTACGGTGATATTTTAAAAAGAGATACGCTTGAATTTCAAATAAGTCCAGACTTGTTAGTTACAAATCCTCAACCTGTTAGATTTACTGAAGGGTTTAAACATGATACACTCAGTGATGTAGTAATTGACATTGGATCAACTAGTCCATTATTAGTTAATGGAGGACAAGACGGCTACGGATTAACAACAAGAAGTGTAGATACATACAAATTAACATCAGATGCATTATTTTCAAATGATTTGATTAAATCAGGATTGCCGCTGTTAACTGAAACAGATTATAGAGTAATTAACAAAGATGACTTCACACAATTCCCAACTGAAGTAAAGTCAGCGTATGATCACAGTGGAGACTGGCAGAACATAGAACGCTGGGATAGTAAGAAAAGTTATAAATTTAATGACAAAGTTTTACACAAAGGTAAAACATGGGCAATGCTTGACCCAGATGGTAGTAGTGGACTAACAACTGCAAATAATCCTATTGAAATACATGGAACTATTTCATTACCTACAATACCTAGTAGTGGACAAACATTAATCATTGATGGTACAACAATCACTTTAGCCAAAACTGCTACTAGTGCAACAAAAAACATAGTCACTGTCTCAGGTACTCAAAACATAGCATCAAGTAATGTTGTAACACATGGTAGCTCACTGGTACTAGGAGAATCAACTGCACTCAATAGTACTATTACTTTTAGCAATAGTGTAACAACAATTACCTATCAAGATATTACAAAAGACGGAACAACTATTAATCCAACTATACAAGGTAGTGCAACTGCTACACTAATTATTGATGGTAATACAGTTAACTTCAGTGATACAATTAGTTCAAGTAATAACATATCAGCCCAAGTAGCATATGAAAATAGTTTTAATGCTAGTTGGACACAGAATACAGGAAATATTGCTAGTCATACTACAACTAGAATTTCACGAATAGAAGCTCTAAGATCTGCTTATATTACAGCTAATAATTCTACAGCATGGGGAACTTGGATATCGACCTACTATACAAATAATGCAGGATTAAATGTAGATCATCTTAAAACTTTGATTGCTTTAGGTGGAACCACAGCAACACCTGCAACTGACTTACTTGACAGTGATATTACAATTATAAACAATATTAGGGCAACTAGCTATATTACTGCTAATGTAATTTCTGGTTCAGAAACAGTTTCCACAGCAGATATTACAAATTCACAAGCCTCAATGAATACAGGACAATATACTGATGACATTGCAACTTATTTAAAAAGTGCTACAGGAATATCATCTACCTTTACTACTTCTACTGTAGTTGCTACAGATAGTTCAAGCACTTATAAGTTATATTCACTGGCTGACATAGTACAAGAAATAAATGATGCAAGTATTAGTAACTTAACAGCAAGTACCAGTCCAAATAGTCAACTTAGAATTACTAAAACAACAAATGATAATACACAATCTTTTAGTTTATCAATTAGTGTTGGTACTATGAATACTTCTGTAGGATTTAGTACAGCAACAGAAACAATTAATAGTACAAGTATTAGTACAATAACAACACCTAATTTAACTATACAACAAGTGATTGACCAAATAAACAATGCTGGTATTAGTGGTGTTACTGCACAAAAGAATGCAACTAACAACAATCTACTACAAATCAATGGTAGTTTAGATAATTTATTCATTGGTACTGGTACAGCAAATAGTACCATTGGGTTACCAACTGGAGTTATTCCTGCAACAACTACAACTTCTACTTCTAGTGTTGGATTAAACATTACTGATATTATTGAGTTAATTAATGCCGCAAGCGTCTCGGGTATAACAGCAACTAATAACGCTAACAAAGTTTACTTAACCAGTACAAATAGTACACTAGTTATCGGAGCAGGAACAGCAAATACTAATGTAGGTTTTATAACACAGACATATAGTGCTACCGCAAGTGAAGTTAGTAATGTGTTTAATGCTATTGTTGGTAGCGATGGAAATCAAGTATTCAGAGAAGTAACAAATGATCCAAACATTTTTAACATATGGGTTGCAGACGATAGTGAGTTTGGAAATAATAATCTAGGTTATCAAGTTTATCAAACAATGGATTTTGGATCATATACAAATAACGTATGTGCTGGACCTGAAGATGCAAGTGAAGCACAAATAGATATGGTCAGACAAGATGGAACAACACAAGCACACAATCTTATAGTTAATGATTATGTTTTAATTAGAGGCAGTGATAGTGTTCCTAATATTGACGGAATACACAGAGTTACAAAAGTTGATGCAAATAACACAGCAAGATTTTATATAGACGAATACATTGAAACAAATGGTCAAACGGGAAATATATATCCTCTGAGAAAAGTAAGATGGGGATCATATACTGCTCTAGAAGCTGATAGACAAACAAAGATAAATGGTGTTTACAAATATAATTTTGCTGATGTCAGACAAGATAACACTAGCAATCCAATATATGCTTATGTTGATGATGACGGAACAGGTGCAAGTGCAGTATACAGTTGGACAGGAACGTGGGATGAAATCAATGGTCATGTTGGTTCTTGGAATAAAGTTAGAACTGGTACTGCTCAAGCTAGAAATGATCTAATTAATAATGTCAAACTTTATGATGCTGTAAATCAAACAACTATTAAACAACTAGAAATATTTGATCCAGCTAAAGGAATTATTTTTGGATTTGTGGATAGAGAAATTGATTATAAAATTACCAATGACGTTGCAAACTATAATTACAATACACTAGATGGTGAAGTAGTAAATGATGAAACATGGGGAAGAGAATATTTGGGAAAACGTTGGTGGGACGTTAGTACAAGTGTATATTTAGATTACGAGCAAGGTTCAATCGACTATCAACAAAATAACTGGGGAAGATTATTTGACGGTTCTAGTGTTGATATATATGAATGGACAGCAAGTCCTGTACTTCCTGAGCAATGGGAAAACGCTGTTACACAAAAACTTGTAATAGATGGAAAACAAGCAAGTGGAGAAGTTTATACAACAATAGTCAATGGACAAACTGTTTACAACTGGAGTGAAGAAAGTTATTTCAATGAACGTTCAGCACAAACTGAAACAGTATTTTATTTCTGGGTTAAGAATAAAACAACAAGTTTTAGTAATAGAAATTATAATGTATTTCAATTATCTCAAGTAATACAAAATCCATCAAGTTATAACTTAGGATGGGCCGCACAAGCAGGCGGAGATAGTTTGTTCTTAGCAAATATCTCTACATCAGTAAACAAAAATACAGTAGTACAGTTAAACAGAGATACAGTAGAAAATACAGAAGCTATGCAAGATTGGACAATGTTAGCTGAAGGCGATCCTAATTGTACTGTACCAGAATACTTGCATATGAAAATACGTGACAGTTTAGCCGGCTTTGTTAAGCACACCATTGATAAAAATTATACAACATGGTCTAGTGCTACAGTTTACGCTGAAAATGCTGTAGTAAAAGAAGGCACAAACTATTATATAAGTTTGATATCAAATAACAGTAATCATCAGCCTAGCACGGATACTGATATGAGTAACTGGAGTAGGCTCTATGATTATAGTTTTATTGAAAGTGACGAAGCTGATAATATCAAAATAAGACAAGACCAGCAAATACCAGATTTAAAATTACACAAATTTAATAGATATGGACATTTAGTCAGACCAAGACAAAGTCTTTACAGAGATGTAAAAGAAGCTAGACAAAACTTTGTTTATACTGTAAACTCTTTATTAAGTGAAGTAAATGTAATTGACGAAATTAATAATTGGGAAGATGCATTTACTAGTAGTTTTACAGAAGGAACAATAACATATAACATAAAAGATTATACTAACCTAGTTGATTGGTATTTGATAGAAAAAGATGCTGATGGAAATGTTACATATCAATTCAATCCTAACACAGTAGCTGATTTAGTATATGAAACAAAAGCTGATTATACTGCCGCTGGTGAACCAAGTGCTGATGGAACTTATGTGTTAATTAAATCAACAAGTCCTAGTGCAGATATTGATAGAGCTGAAATGTATTTTTATACAGGTGGCACTGACAAACTGGTTTACAAAGAAAAAGCTACAGTACAACTTAGTGAAGAAATGTGGAATCAAAGCAAATTTGGACATGGTTATGATGCCATTGGATATGATGTTACACCATTTGATGCATGTAGTGATAATGTAATTGGTAAACTATTTGACTTAATAAGAACCAAAATTTTTATAGGAACACATCATATAAAATACAATAAATTGTGGTTTAAGTTATTGTTTAGTGCAATATTACAAAATACAGCAGATGACTTTGCATTTAAAACTACATTTACACATCTTGGAGTAAAGAGACCATTGTTAACAAATAAAGCAAAGTATCAAGAATATAATATAGAAGTAGTTGAAGACTTTGTCAATAGTATTAAACCATTTCATACAAAACTATTAAGCAGTATGGAAAGTAACACATACGGTGAATCAACAAATATAGAGATTGAAGATATCTCTCGTAACAACGTAATTACATTTAACTATGCAGATCATAGTACCAGAACTTGGGCAGGTGATTTAGTACTAAGTGGTGGACAGTTTGATACAGTTTTTGTAAACTCTCAAGACTATAGTTTATTCACTACACAACAAGCAGATTTAGAATATGATTACAATGGACAGGTATTTGTACAACCAGCACAAGAAGGCTTTGGTAATGAACTAGTACCCACAGACTTTACAGAAAATATTAATATGTTAGTACAAACAAATACTAGCGGATCAACGGAAACAGTTAATAGTAGAGCATTTAGAATAGTACAGTTTCAACCAATGGACATACAAGAAAGTCATGCTATTGTAGATGCTAAGAAAGCTGAACTGTTAGGAAATGCTACAGTATTTGATGATGAAATTTATGTACATGACATAACTGCATTAGATGATCCAAATAACTTAGGTGCTAATAATTTAGTACCAGGTGTAGCATGGATTGGAACTGAACGTATCGAATACCTAGCTATCAATCCAACAGGACCAGGTACAGCAGGTAGACTTATTGGAGTTACAAGAGGTACATTAGGAACTAGTCCGAAAGCACATAGTATAGGTGATGAAATATGGAATGCAGGACCAAGTACACGAATACCAACACTTGAGAAATTCTCACATTACGGCGATGGATTAAGGCTAGCATACAATGATTACAGTACAAGCCTTGCTTCAGCTGGAACAACCCCTGAACACGCATTCATTAGAAGTGCAGGTAAAGGAACGATATAAATACATTAAATGGAAAGAGCAATGAGCCTAGATAATTTAAACGACACATCATTGATAGGAATTGAGGGACATATTAAGATATGGGATCCTGAATCAGGCGAGGTACTAGTTCGTAGAAGAAATGCAATTAATTATGAAAATATGAGTATTGCAATAGCTAGTCTATTAGCAAATGAAGCAGGTAATACAGGTACCCATCAAATTGCTACAATGAGATTTGGTAACGGAGGGACTACTATCGATGGTCTCGGAGCAGTTACATATAAAGCAACAAATACCAATAGTGCAAGTGGTGCTTTATATAATCAAACATTTAACCAAGCAGTAGATGAAGCAGTAAGCGGAAGTGCTCTTAACGGAACAGAGATTAGTCATACAGCACCTAACACATATACAGATGCAGTAATAACATGTACACTAGATTACGGTAGTGTAACCGGACAAGATACAACAGATACAGCATCTAGTATGAATGGAACTTATGTATTTGATGAACTAGCAGTTTATTCGGGTAACAACGATTTGTTAACTCATGTAATTTTTCATCCAGTACAAAAAAGTGCGAATAGAAAAATACAAGTAATATATACACTAAGGATTAGATCAAGTTTTGCAGACTTATAATTGAGGAAATAATATGCCATATACAGTAGATTACAGTCAAAGTAGTAAAACAGCAATTATTGTCAATGATGGGACAATAGACACCAGTACAAGTCTTGGACTTATTGGAAAAAACTATACACGCTTTGGCGAAACATTAAACGAAAACTTATTACATTTGTTGGAAAACTTTGCTAACACAAGTGCTCCATCAAATCCATCAGAAGGACAACTTTGGTACGATACCACAAACAGCTTATTGAAATTATACGATAACGGAGTTTGGACTACTATTAGTACAAGTGCAGGAACAACTAAAGTTGAATTTAGAAATAGAAAAGATACAGGTGGTAATTATCATAAAACAATTGAACACATTGTAGATGGCAACATTGTAACAATTATGGTAGATGATACTACAGCATGGACACCTCACGCAGATGAAAAACTAGAAGATGGCGTAACAGCATTGAGTACACAATTTGCTAGTATACAATCTGGTGTAAACATGAATAGTACAACACATTATAAGTTTAGAGGTATTGCTACAAGTGCAGAATATGCTGACCTTGCTGAAAGGTATGAAGCAGATGCAGAATACGAAGCTGGCACAGTAGTAAAAATAGGTGGTGATAAAGAAATTACAGAAACAACAGAAGAAGCAGATGATGATGTATTCGGAATTGTAAGTGCATCTCCAGGTTTTGAAATGAATGCAGGTGCTGGTACAGATGCTACGCATCCTTTTGTAGCACTAGCTGGCAGAGTTCCATGTAAAGTAATTGGACCTGTAAACAAAGGTGATAGACTAGTATCTAGTACAACACCAGGACATGCTCAAGCAGAGCAAAAAGGTGATACTATCAGAAGTATAATTGGTAGATCCTTAGAAAGCAAAGATTCCGACGAAGCAGGAACAGTTGAAGTAGTAGTTGGGGCAAGATAAATGGCACAATCTGCTGGAGAACTGGCTACAAATACACATTATAATTTGGTTGCTGTAGATGTTAACAAATTCTTTGGTGACAAATATTCTTCGGCGGCTGTTACTGATAGCAATCGAGTTAACACACATAAATTTGGTTGGGGTTCAGTAAACCTTGATGACGCACTAGCTGATGGTACATTAATTACTGCTGAGCGTTTACAAGGAATGGTGCATAGAACAAACATTGCTACCAATCATACAGACTTAACAGATACTGTTTTAGTTTTTGCTGTACCTGCTAATAGAACTACAATAGCAACAGGAACACCTGTTAGAGCAGAAGACTTAAACTTAATTAGAACTAAAATTATACCAATTTTAGCTAACGACAAACATCTTACAATAGATGCCTCCAATGCAAGTGCTTTTGTAGCAAATAGTACAGGTTACAGTAGGTCTACAACGTGGAATACTCAACTTGTAGGAGAACACAAATGGTCCTGGGCTAGTTATAATAAAGCTAGATACTTTTTTAATGGTGGCGGACAACTAAGAGTTGCACTAAACATGACTGGTGGAACAACTGCTGGTTACTATAACTGGAGTGATGTAATCAATGAAATGGGTGTTCTAAATATGAATTGGGATACTGTTACGCAGAGTGCGGCTATTACAAGTGGTACATCAACTGGTAAAGGTTTTTATGATTTAACACAATATTATGGTGACGGTAGTGATGCTGGATCATCAGACGAAGGTCTATTGTTTACATCAAGCGGTGTAACAGTAGGAAGAAAAGTTGGAACATACGGTGGTAATTATGGTTACGGCTATGGTTATATTACTGGAAGTGGATACCATCCTAGTTGGGCTAGTCCAAAAGGTGGAGGAAGTTACGGCTATGGTTACGGTTACGGCTATGGATACGGCGTATACATAAGTGCTTATAGTGCTTATAGCACATATCAGCAGTTAAAATTTAAA